GAGGCAGATGTTGGAGATTGGAGCGGTCTTGAAAAAAGAATCGAAAATCTCGAAATCGCGGTCGCCCATCTGAAAGAAGATAAGGAAGGTGGTGATGATGAGTCAGAAGAAATGGCAGAAGAAGTATCTGAAGAAGTATCTGATAAACCTAAGTCAATTAAAACTACAGAAACAGTAGAATTTTCAGCAGAAGAAGAATTAGAAAACCTTAAAGCTGAAAACGAAAAACTTAAAACGGAATTAGCAGAAAGTCCTGCTGATGCTCCGATAAATACAAATAAATTTAGTGCTGAAAGAACTGTACTAAGTAAAAAAGAATACAATAAGTTATCTAGACAAGAAAGGTTCTTGTATAACTTAAATAAATAATAACTTAAAAAATAAAAAATTATGGCATTAGCAGTAACTTCAAATTTCGCAGGGAAAGCAGCGGGAGGATATATCCACGCCGCCCTCAAGGAAGCGAAATCATTAGATTACTTAACGCAACTAAATAACGTTCGTTATAAGTCTAATATTCAATCAGCAGCAAACACAGGTTTCGTTAGAAACGCTACTTGTGACTTTACAGAACACGGAACGCTTACATTGACCGAAAAGGTACTTGAAGTAAAACCGTTACAAATTAATATTGATTTGTGCAAGAAAACTTTAGTAGATTCATGGGAATCGCTTGAGATGTCAGGAGCTTATGGCAATCCACCACCATCTTTTGATGATTTTGTAATATCTTACATGGGGGGCATTATTGCTGACCAAGTAGAAACTGATATATGGCAAGGAAATGATGGTAATGGAGAATTAGCAGCAGGATTCCAAGCAGCAGTAGTTGGTTTATTATTGCCAGGTGTTGATGGAACTGTAATCCAATCAGCAGCAACAGGTGCTTATACGGCAGCTAATATTGTAGCAAACCTACAACAACTAGTAGATGATATGGCGGCTAATGTTCCTGCAATATTAGGAAAAGAAGATTTATATATTTATATGAACAATAAGACTTATTCTTACTATATATCAGCAGTATCTACTTTAGGATATGTAAATGCTTACAATATGAACGGAGAGTACGAGCCTGTTTTTCAGGGCTATAAAATCGCCGTTTGCCCAGGTTTAATTGACAACCAAGTAGTAGCAGCACAAAAATCAAACATGTATTGGGGAACAGATTTGGTTTCGGATTTTGGAACAACAGGAACAGGACCTCGAATCACGATTATGGATATGTCAGCTCTTGATGGGAGTGACAATTTGAGATGTGTAGCTCGTTATTCAGGTGCAGTTCAAACAGGAGTTGGTGCTGATATTGTAAGACAATCGTAATAATACAAAGAAGGGAGTGTAAAAGCTCCCTACTTTTTAACTTTTAAAAAAATAAAAATATGGCTTGCACGGCACTTACACGCGGAAGGGGACTCGACTGCAATCGTATCTCAGGAGGCGTAAAAAAAATATTCTTCTCAGTATATGATGAAGATGTATCTTATACTTATGATGGATCAAATCCTTTAGAAATAGATGCGATTGATTGGAACGCTACTACGATTTATGAATATGTTATGCCTCTTGGAGTAGCTAGTGTTACCGACACTATTACAGGTAGTCGTGAAAACGGCTCGATTTTTTTCACTCCAACGGTAAATGTTATTCTTAACAGGCTCACCAAAGAGGACCAAAACGAAATTAAGCTCTTAGGAAAAAGTAAAGTAAGAATTTTTGCTCAATTAAATGCACAATTAGCTAACGGACATGATGTATTTATTGCATTAGGAATGGCAAATGGAATGGAACTTAACGCAGGTACTATGGATAGCGGTAGTGATTTTGGTTCGCGTAATGGTTATACCTTGACCTTTGACGGAATGGAGGCTCTACCTTTTGCATTCCTTGAGGATTATACTACAACCCCTTGGGATCAAAGTGGGTTTGTTAATGAAGCAGGAACTTTCCCTACAACAGCTTAATTAGTAGTTTTCATATATTCTTGATTAGGGAGGCTTAGTGCCTCCTTTTTCTTTATTAGCTATTTTAAAGCTGTCTAAGGAACTTTCTATACTTTTAAGTATATTAGTATTGAAAAGAATATAATGTTAAAACACTAGGTTAGAAGGTTGTTTATAAAAAATATTATGTTAAATTGTAATTTTGCCTAATTTTACTCAAATATCTTAATATCCAAATAAATAAGAGTCTTTTCTATTATATAGTATGATACAAGCAATCCAAGAAACTAACTTCATAGCTTATATAGAAACTGAAGCAAGTAGGATAGATACAAGCGTTACTTCAGCACACATAAGACATTTAGCTAAGTTTTCAAATGACTTAGATGAAGCGGTATTTTATGCTTATGCAGAAACAGAAACTATCAATGATAGATATACAGAGTTAGGATTTAAGTACAGTCCTACTCCTGATATGTATGGAGGAAGTCTAGACCTAAAACCAGCAGGATATTATAAGTATGAATTATACGAAGTAAGCTGGATTGGTGCAGTTGATGTGGCTTCAGGAAATGCACCAGCAACAGAAACAGATGTCTTAACCCCTATTGCTGATACTAAAGGAGTAGTACAAGGACTTGTTGCTATTGGGAAATTGTATTTAGGAGAAAAATCAGGGGAAGAAGAAGTACAATATACCGAGTATGAAGCACCAAGTAGTACAAATTATATATATGCAGGTGTTCCTTCACCTGATATTTTTAATGAATATTCTTTAGCTTTTGATGGTGTAGATGATATTTTAATAACAACGGAAGATAGTAGCATAATGCCTACCGATAATCTAACAGTAGGGTGTTGGATAAATCCTAGCACTTGGGCTTTTCCAGGCAATAGCCAAGCCCACTTTCCTTGTGGATGCGTAGCTGCTGGTGGCTATGGAATAGCATTTATAAATAACTACAATGCAACTGTAACTGAATTATATGGGTACATTAAAGTAAGTGCTGGTGGGGATATTAATGGGTATTTAGCTCCAACAACAGGAACTTCTTTTAGTGCAACTCTAAGAGCTTTAACAGGATGGCACTACGTCGCCTTAACTTATGATAAGTCTACTGCTGTAGGGGTTATATATTTAGATGGTGTAGAGAAAGGAACTCTAACAGGTTCCGCAGGAGCAGATATAGGATATCATCCTTTAAACTCTAGACCTTTAATGTTCGGAGCAGATGCATATACAGATACGGTAGGTGAAAAATTCTTTGAGGGAAATATAGATGAAGGCTCTGTATGGAACAAGGCTTTGACTGCAGCCGAACTTCTAGCTGTTTATAACTCAGGAGTTCCTATTAATCTTTTATCTAATACAGGGGATTATGTTAGTAGTGGTGATTTGCAAGGCTGGTGGAGAATGGGTGACCCAGCAGGAACAGCCGCTTACCCTACTATTGTAGACGCTAGTACAAATAGTAATGACGGAACAATGACTAATATGACTTCAGCAGACATAGAAGAACAAACGCCTTAATAAGATGAATGAAACAACTTACATAATCTTAGAAGATACTGAAGTGTCAAGCATTAACTTTAATGAAATAGAAGAAGATAATGTTGATACTTTAAGATATTCAGTAGATGGAACTCAAACTATTGTAAAGTTCAAAGGCACTACGCCTGATTTTTTAGCTGGAAAAACACAATATACTCACAAAGAAATTCTTATTATTGTAGGAACTTCAGAATGGAATAAACCACAAGCATAAAATGGAAAATATACTATGAAAGACAATTTATTATCAATAGATTTATCAACTTCAACAAGCCCAAGTATTACAGAAGTGCGTGGGCGTGATTGGATAGAATACGGAGATGCTAATGGCGAATGGAAAAATCTCTACCCTCAGTTTTTAATTGATCTTTACTACTCTAGTTCAATTTCAGCAGCTATTATTAACGCTACGGCAGAGATGATTTCAGCAGAGGATTTAATTATAGAAGATGAAGATGATAGAGATTTAGAAGCTAGGGTTAGACTTCAGAACTTTTTAGATAGAGCAAATGGAAATGAAAGCCTACACGAAGTCTTAAAAAAGGTAGCATTTGACTTTAAACTTCAGGGGAGTTTTGCACTTAACATAGTTTTTTCTAAAGACCGTACACAAATTGCTGAAGTCTATCACGTAGAAAGTTCTAAAGTTCGCTGTGCTAGACCTGATGAATTTGGAAAGACTACAGGTTATTATATTTCAGCAGATTGGTCAAACACTAGACAGAACAAACCTTACTATGTTCCTGCTTTTAATGTTAATGATAGGACTTCAGCAAATCAATTACTTTATTCAGGGCTCTATAGTCCTAATATGAACTCATATTTTACACCTGACTACGTGTCTTGCAATAACTGGGCTTTGATTGATAGCAGAGTTTCTGAGTATCATTTGCATAATATCTCGAACGGCTTTGCTGGGAGTTTTCTCATTAGTTTCGCGAATGGAATTCCGAGTCAGGAGGAGAGATTTCAAATAGAACAAAGTCTTACTGATAAGTTTTGCTCTAGCGCAAATAGCGGCAAATTTGTACTCACATTTTCTGACGATAAAACAAGAACACCTGAAATAACACCAATAAGCACAAGTGATTTGGATAAGAGCTACCTCGCACTCCAAGAACTCCTCACTTCTAACATCCTTTCAGGACACAGATGTACTAGCCCTATGCTGATGGGTATAAAGTCCGATACAGGGCTTGGAAACAACGCTGACGAGCTTAATAGTGCTGCGAATTTTTATCTCAATACGGTGGTGAAGCCCTATCAAGATCAAATAGTGAAAGTCCTTAGAAAAATCTTCAAAGTAAATAATATGGATATGCCTGTTAATTTTGTTCAGCTTAAACCTATCACGACTAAGTTTACTAATCAAGATTTAGCAGCCGTAATGACGCAAGATGAAATACGTGAAGAACTCGGATTAGCACCTTTAGAAGAAGATATTGAAGTTAGAGAGGACTTAACTAAGATGTCCGAATATACTGCCTTAGAATCGTTCTTAGACGGCTTAGAGGACATCCCTGAAGATTGGGAATTAATTAATGAAGAAGTAGTAGATGGTGAGCATCAAGATTTTGACTTTGAAGAAACATTAAATGAAGTAGCTAATGAAAAGATAGAACTAGCTTCAACAGGTAGAGCTAATCCAAACGCAAGAAGTGAGCAAGATGGATTGAATAAAAGTGGTACTGCTTTTTATAAAGTTAGATATGTTTATGCAACTGATAATTTCTTAACGAACAAGTCAGGTACAAGTAGAGATTTTTGTAGGTTAATGACCTCAGCTAAAAAAGTATATCGTAAAGAGGATTTAATTAAAATGGGAAGTATGGCTGTTAATGCAGGGTTCGGACCAAGAGGTGCAGCAACTTATTCAATCTGGTTTTTCAAAGGCGGACCTGAATGCAGACATTTTTGGTTACGTCAGGTGTATCGTGCTCCTGCTTCTGATGATGATGCAGTTTACTATAAAGATAATATAACATCTGACACTTTAATTGGCTACACTAAGGCAATTTCACAAGGCTTTACTGCTAAAAAGAATGATAACCTAGTAGCAAGACCACCACAAAGAATGAAGAATAACGGATATTTAAACCCTAGATAACATGGCATACGTATTATTTATATCAGAAGAAAAACTAAAAGACAGTTCAGCAATTAACTTAAATGTTGATACAACTCTTTTAAGACCGTATATATTACAAAGTCAGAAGCTATATTGCGAAACAGCACTTGGCACAGACCTTAACCAAAAATTGAAAGACCTAATCGTAGCAGGAACAGTCAATGATGCAGGGAATGAAGCCTATGCAACTTTGCTTAACGATTATATTCCTGAAGTTCTTGTATCATATAGTTTTTACCACGCCATACCATTTCTTAGATTTAAAATAGAAAACGGCAATATTTACTCTAAGACATCAGAAAATGGAGTTAGCCTTTCAACGGAAGAAGCCCAACACCTTAGAGAAGAAATAATGAATACTGGTCAATATTATCGTGAAAGGCTTATAGATTATATAAGAAACAATACAAGCAGCTTTCCTGAATACTCGACCAACACAGGTGCAGATGTTAGTGCTTCAACTGCAAATTATTACGCTGGGATGAACCTTGAAAGACCTAACCAACAAGGATCAAGACTAACATTGAGAAACTTTTTAACAGCAGGGGATTAATGAAGAAATATTACAAAGTAAAAGAGAAAAATAAAACTAAACTAAAATCATATCTAAAAGATGGCACTATCACAGATAACAAAAGAAGTAGGACAAGTTCTCGGAGTAAACACAGCAATACTAAGCATAACGACCTTCAGTAATATAGAAGTAGTATTAAAAATAGCCCTATTAATTATCTCGATAGTTTATACTGCTGACAAATGGTGGTATCATAAAAAGAATAGATAATGAATATACCTACTAATAAAAAGCGTAAGCTCAATTCAAAAAATCCTAAATACAAAAAAGTTGAAGATATTAAAGTTCGTAAAGAATTTGTACAGGAAGTTAAAGGAGTTAAGATTTCTAAACTTTACTACTTATAATTTGAATTTAAAATACTTTAAACTTTCAGAGTTTGATAGTCCTGACCAAGTTGGTTCAGGTAAAAAAATGGATAGTGATTTTTTAGAGAAACTTGACTATGCAAGACATAACGCAGAAATTCCTTTTAAAATAAATAGTGGTTACAGAACGCAAGAGTGGAACATGAAAGTGGGTGGGCGTTTTGGATCAAGCCATAAAAAAGGATTAGCAGTAGATATTGGTTATACAGGAAGTAGGGAAAGATATTTAATTTTAAATGCTTTAATGGAGGTAGGGATTAACCGATTTGGAATAGCAAAGGGTTTTATACATTGTGATGTTGATAAAGAAAAAGACCCTGATGTTATTTGGTTGTACAATTAAAATAATTTTAACAATAAAAAATAGATAAAAATGAAAAAAACAGTTTTAACAGCAGTAGTAGCATTATTTTGTTTAAGTGCTTCAGCACAATTCTCAATAATGAGTAACATGAAAAGTGATAGTTGGAGTTTAGACAGTATCACTAATAACTTAGGTGTTGGCTATCAAGTAAATGACAAAGTAATGGTAGGCTTTCAAAGTAATGGTGATGACTATGACTTTATAGCTAGATATAATGTATCTGACAACTTATACTTATCAGCTCAGATGCCAACTGAAGATGCAACAGACAACCTAACTTTAGGTGTTGGTATGTCAATCAAAGTTTGGAACAGTCTTTATGTAGAACCAAATTATACGACAAAAGATGATGAAGGTTCGTTTAATGTAGGGCTATCTTATAAATTATAATAACTTAAAAAATTAATAAAATGAAAAATTGGCTTATTTTAACAATGTTCAAAAGTAAAAAGTTTTGGTATGCAGTAAGTTCTATTGTAGTACCAATAATTGTAACACACTTAGGAGTAGATGAAGTAACTGCAACTAATTTGTTTTACGCTTGTCTTGCATTAGTGTTAGGACAGGGAATCGCTGATAGTGCGAGAAAATAATCGTTATAGATTAAAGCCTCACGAAATTCAAGTTATAGAGAATTTGCGTAGTAATAAGGTTAATCGGCTCGTGGTGGGGGATATTCATCTCCCATACACGCACCGAAATTATTTGCAGCATTGTGTAGATACCTATCACAAATACAACTGTAATGCTGTATCTATGACAGGTGATATAATTGACTCACATTTTGCTTCATTTCATCACACCTCAACTGAAACAGATGGGAAGTTTGAGCTGACAATGGCAATAGAGCAAATAAAAGAGTGGTATCAAGCATTTAATAATGATACTGTACCAAATGGAATAACGGTAACTCTTGGAAATCATGATTTAATAATTTCAAGAAAAGCAGAGGACTCAGGAATAGATAAAAGATGGGTACGTAATCTTAATGAAGTTCTTGGTTGTCCTGATTGGAAATTTGAAGAACAATTTGTTCACGATAATGTCTTATATACTCATGGAACAGGTTGTAGTGGCAAGGGTATTATGAAGCGTGTTCAGAATTGGGGAACTTCTATGGTGCAAGGACATATACATACGCAATCTTTTATAGACTATACGGCTTCACTTACTGATTTGAAATTTGGCTGTCAGTCCCCCTGCGGAATAGATTATAAAAGTTGGGCTTATGGATATGCTAAGTTTCATACAGCCAAACCTATTCTCGGCTGTGCAGTCATATTGGATTCAGGGCAGCTACCAATCATAGAAACAATGCCTTTATAGACCCCCCTCTTACGCCTCTAAGGGACTTTCTTTTCTTTTTGACCCCTATATACTAGATAGCACCTAAAGTCGCTCCCTCAGT